AAACGGGTCACAGGTAACTTTTTTTATGCCAAAAGTTGTTTTTGTAATAATTTAGCATCCTAAATGATGAGTCACGCGCTCTTTTTTTTCCTGCAACGGTAACAGAATCATCAACTTCCATTTTCCACTCTTCTCTCTTAAATGGAATCATTTGAGCAATTGGTGTCCCAGCAGGGATTATTCCTTCAAACCCCTCTTTCATAAAAAATGGGATGTTTCCTGAGAAAAAAGTCGAATCTGCATCAATAATTGCACTCAAGGTTGTAAAAGGTAAATCGAAGCGATTTAATGGATGGGTCAGCATCATGGAATACCCTTCAGGCAACTTTACATTCCCGTAAAACTTCCAAACAAAATGGGTTGGGTTGTGTCCAGCGGGAATAGGTAATCCAGGTGCAGGATTCTCTGTGCGACCCTCTAAAGGAATCGGCGGGTTTTGCCAAACAATGTCAAACTCGCTTGTTTTATTACCAACTAAAACATCTTGCATTAAAGTGATTGCATAGCCCGTACTCAATGTATCCAAAAAAGGCATACAATGTTTCAGAGTTAGATTTTTTTTGTATTCAGCATAAAAAGACAATTTCTTTTGCCCATCTGAGAAAGAAGGCATTTTTTTATACCACTCAGGGCGGTGCTTGGACATTGGCTCGATTACTTCTAATTCTTGTTCAAGCCCTACCTTAAACTTTTTCATCTCGCCTCCTTATTTTTTTCGAATTGCTAAGACTTTTGCAATCTTATCTTCTAAGTCGCCCATTTCAACTTGGATTTTAATTGGGTCGCCGTTGTTACCACCAATTTCAAATTTCTCTGTCTTGCCAAACTCCTCGGGAACTTGACGCTCCAACCACCATGCCGCTGCTCTCCAATCGCCATCGTTACCGCTCTTGGCAATAACTGCGACCTTTTTAGCGATTGCCTCTGCTCTTGCTTGCTCAACTCGCTGTAAAAATTGCAGAAATACAACTTCGGTTGGATTAGATTTTGCTGTCAATGAGATTGATAGACGCTCTCGCTCTGCCAACCCTCGACTCATCCAGTTATAGAAAGTCTTTTCCGCTATCCCTGAAGCGGTGACTGCCTTTCGAACAGGTGTACCAATTCGGATGTAGTCAAGCAAAGTTTGTTCCTTTGATATATCAAGGAGGGCTGTCTTGCGTCCAGCATTGCTCTTAGGTTTTGCTGTCGGTTTCTTCTTTTCAACTGCGGTTGCCATTAAAATTCCATTCCGATGTACCAAAACCCTAATTCAAAATAGCAGTTGTATTTCGAGATAGTAAAACCAATAGCAAGTCCGCCTGTGCGTCCCCATACGAGCCAACGCTTACCTATTTTTTTCTCCATGGGTTTATTCTACCTCCAATGAACACGCCTCAAGTGGTAAACCTAGTAACTGCGCGATGTCTGTCCAGTTATAGATGGCGTTAGCCCATTCATTCAAATCTTCAGTATGAACTCTCATTGAGTGTTCGCCGACTCGGATTGTAGAACGACCCACAGGAATATGACCTGGCTTGGATTTTCCCCCCGCGAGAATCTCAGCAACTTCTTCAGGACTAAAACCCGTGCCTTTAAGGTTTGTCGTCGTGAGAAGTTTGTTCAACTCCTGTGGGTCGTAGGTTGCAAGGTCGCTGGTTCGGTTATCGACGATAAGGATTTTAATTTCCTCAATCTCATCGACATCAATCCAATGAACTGCAATCTTTTCCCATCCTAATTGAACTGCCGCTTGATATGTGTGATTTCCCGAAACTATGTGTCGCGTCCGCTTATTAGCCACGACAGGTCGATATTGACCCATGTGTGTCAAGGACTCAATAATCGAGCCTATATCGCCCTCACGCGGGTTCATAGGGTGAACCTGTATCTCATTGATGCCAACTGTCTCAACATCCTCAACGCTGGTCTCGCTCTTCTCACCGTTTGGCTCAGGTTCAACTGGCTTACGCTCAGGAAAGCCCAGCCGAGTTTTGATTTCTTTGATGGCTTTTTGCTTTGTCGGTGCCTCGGTGTATAACTGCTCTTTCCAAGCCTTGTACGCCTCGCTCTCGACCAAAAACTTCCATGCCCCTATCTTTACTTCAGGCTCGCTAGGTAAAGCCTTAGAGCCAATCGAACTCTTCTCTTCACCGCTGGTCAATCGGTCAAGGGTCTCAACTTCAGAGGCGCTAAATCCTGTTCCCTCCAACTCAGGCAAGGCTTGAAGCAAACTCTTCAAAAGTGGCTCGTTATATCCTGCAAGGTCTGTCAAGCGATTATCGGCTAGAACTATTTTTCGGGCTGTCGTCTCATCAACTTCAATATAAGTAATCTTAATTTTCTTCCAGCCGAGTTTCTTCGCCGCTTTGTAGGTGTGATTGCCAGCAAGGATATAATTCGTACCGTACTGGACGACGACAGGGCGGTATTGCCCGTGCGCTTTAAGTGATTGTGCAATTGCATCGATGTCTCCACGGCGCGGATTTGTTGGATACGCCTCGAGCGATGAAATAGCAACTGAATCAACCTGCCCTACCTTGATGTTGGCTTTCATTACAAAATTGGTTTCGCTGGGCGCCCTCGTCTGCGAACAAGATTACCTTGAGTATCGAACTCAGGTTCTCTTGAGATGTCATTGCGAATGATTTTGTAAATCAATTGCTCTGATACTCCCATTGCTTCAGCAATCTCACGGTAAGTGATGCGCTGCTTACGAAGGCGAAGAATCAACTGCTTGCGCCGTTTACCTAAATCTTGAATCTGTGATTGATGAGTACGAATAGCATCAGTCAAAATCTTTACCTCGTCAAGACCCTTACCGTCTAACTCCGTTGCTTCCATTACTGTTGTCATTCTGTTACTCCCTCTTCGAACAGGCGTTCGACTGCTTCATCGAATTTAACTTTCTTTTCAATGTGATTGGCTGTTGCCAAAAACTCTAACTGCGTCTTTGCTCTTGCTTTATCAAGAGCGATGAACATTGCTAAATAAAACGGGGCGACAATCAAACCTGCAAAAGCAAGTGCAACTGCTGTCCAAAAAAATTCTTGGTTCATCTAAACTTCCTTTCTTTTTCTGCCCCTCGTATGTAAAGAACCAATGAATTTTTATCATTCCTTGGCGGTAAAAAAATTAACGATTTCACATACTGTGAAGAGTCGTCAGGTAAAACTCCTGCATCCACAATTCCATCAATCGCTGCCTTGACAGATGGATTACATGCGCCTACATCCTGAAGGCGACCCCCTTTTTGGTGCGGTTCAACTGTGACGCTAATCCACGCCATGGGAGGTATCCTCTCACTTTTAGCCAAAAGTTGAAAACCGAGCCTCCACTCTTTCGTGAGGGTTGCTCTTTCCCAACGGTTCCCAGCGCGTTCGGCGTTGGTCGTCCAAGGACGCTGTTCGAACTCAAGCCGATAAATAACTTGCTCGGCTTCATCTGCATAACATAAACAATCCATGGGCTAAGCATCAAAGTTTGTCCCATTTAAGTCAAGTTGTTCCTTTTGTCCTAAATTGTCTATTTTCCACCAATTGCCTGAATTGTCACAAAATGGTATATCTTGGGCGGATTCGACCTTCATAATCAAATAACCCAACTCACGGGCTTTGTCACGATTAGATTCAACCCAGCCATGACATCCCGTAGTTCCCGAGCCACATAATGCAATGAGGTTTGCGGGCTGATGGAGCAACTCATTCTTTGAGCCTCCCATCATTCGAGGTCGTCTATGGTGAACTGATACGCCCCATAGAAAGTCCCCGCCACACTTTTCACATCTGTATCCGTTCCGACCTAGAACTGTGAATCGGGTTTCCTCACTAACTTTTGCAGGTCTCGGTTTAGCCATTGAAGTCTCGAGTCCGCGATGGCGTCCATGCAAGCAGGGCAGACCTTTGCGCTCGTCTGCGTCGCCACCTGTACCACCAATCTACAAATCGCAATATCTTCATAGGTCAGATGCCAACTGCCCATTATCAGTTTCCAATGAAGCATCATTCCCCTTATTAAAATTCTTTCGTATCTCTTCTAAATACTTTTGCGCTTCTTCATAAGGCAAAGCCTTTTGTTTTGCCTCTTCGAACTCACGGCTTATTGCTTCACTCCGCTGACGCTCTTTTTCCGAGGCAACACGAACTCGCCATTGACGATTCAGGTGACTGGGATTGATTGCTTGGTCGGAGTTAGCGTAATGCCAAGAAACAATTTTCTTTGCCTCCACTAAGGACATGTCGAAATCTAGTGATTCAGCCCAAGCACGAACTTTTAATTCGTCCACTTGAACTCGGAGGTCATAGATACCGACATAGCCGAGAAGTAGGGCAATGTCAGAAAGATTCATTCCGTAATTTTTCCGATAACTCGATTGCCTTGATTGCTCCAGTTTCATGTTTGGTCTTAACTCCCACTCCTCTAAGAACTAAATCCATTTGACGCATTGTGGGAACTGTCCCGATGTAATCAAGTGCCAACTCAATCTGTTGCTCGCTATAGCCTCGGGCTTCGGCTGCCTTGGTTATCTGAA